CGACTCAAATAGCTCTCTGGCCTCGTTCTCATGGTCGTGACCCCAGTCAGTGAACTTGTTGCCAGAAAAAACCATTGGGTCGCTTACACGGCATTCTCGCGCTAGCTTCCGAGCGTATTTAATGCGGCTGGTCGATAGCTTGCCGGTAGGGGTAAGGATATTACTAGCCTGAGAAGCCGTAGCCCTCCCTAGCCTGATCTGTTCCCACGCTTCCGAGCCTTGTTTAATATCGTCGTGAACGATCATTTCGATGCCTCCTGACTAAAAAGATCTTCAGTATCTGGCTCAATATCGGTCTCTACTACGTCCTCAAAAGGATCAACCGCGATTTCGCGAACTCTTGTAACCGGAGAAGCCGGCGTTACGTCACGGAAACCGGCAATGTCACGGCCTTCGTCCTCGTCATGGATTCCACCAAAGCCAAAGGCTACGCGCCCACATTGAATGATCGATTTCCATTTAAGCATCCGGCGAGGGTGTTGTTTCCAAGGCTCAGTGTTACGCTTCACCTCCTCTAGATACTCGCGGTGCGTGGTGGGATGCTCGCGATCCTTCCGGTGGATCTTGATCTCACACCAACTACCATCTTCAGCCCACTCCTCGCTCATCCCGTTCATTTGGGGATGGTCGTTAATAATCCGAAGCCAGCCGTCAATGCTGACAATGGGAACAATCTCCCCGCCCTTACCTGGAAAGGCGTAAAGCTCTTTTAATAAAGGGTTTAGTCCATAAGTATTGGCTACAATAACGAGGCTGGCGAACTGCTCATCATTCTTGCAGTTCTTAAAAGCCGTAGCTTTAAGTATTTCAGCGGTCCTCTTTGAGTTGCTTCCGAGTCTCTCCGCAAGCTCCTGTAAAGCATTGCCCTTTTGTTGTGTTATTTCGTTTTTCATGTCGTTAAATTGAATATTTCGCAACGTGTTTATCCTAGATTCTTTCTAGCTTGCGCGTAATCGCGCTCTCGCGCCGCTTTGTATTCTTCTGTCTCATTAGCCATGATTCTGGAGACTCCAGCTTGTATGGCGTCCCAGCGGGCGCTAGGGGTATATCTGGCTTGGCGTTCCTCGTCTTTAATAAGCGCGGCCTTTTTACTCTCTTCGTCAATGTTCATTAGTATGTCCTTTGTTTTGCGTTTAAAGCAATATTGATAGCCTCAATTCTTTCAGCGACTTCGTACTCCCCTAGCTCATAGTATCCTCCGATCAAAAGCTCTTTCAGCTCCAGTAGCTCAAAATTAGGGCGAAGATAAAATCGATGAGCCATTTCTTGGATGCGAGCCTTCTCAACAGCGCGAGACGAGGCGAACACCCACATAACGAGTGTGGAAAGACTAAGGAATATGGCTAGCCCTAGCATTACTTCTTTCATTTTACAGCTCCTTTCATTGCTGATTTTAAAAGCCGCTCGACTAGGTCTTTGAGGCTTACTCCTTCATTTACAGCAAGAACCTTAACGGCCTTGTGCGTCTCTTCAGTTAATTGCACTAATTTCATTGCAGAGACAACCTAGCGAAAAATAGAAACCAGTCAAATATATTTCTTAAATTATTTTAATTAGGTGCTGTGGTTCTTTATTTTGCAGACCGAATATTGGAGGACTTATGCAAGAAACACTCCGCTCTGGAGGACTCATGCAAGAAACACTCCGCTTTTTTTACGCCAAGTAATCAACCAGAGCATCGCAGTAGATCTGAGCTAGCTCCGACTCCATTCCCTCATACAAAACCCATTCCTTAGCATTGCTGCCGAAGAATGGCTCCAATATGGCGGCCGGTGGTTTAGTTTTGGATAAGAACCTGTAGCCTCTACCCCCTTGGCTAATCGCCTTAACCCCTCTATCCTTCTGTCCTGGCACAACCTCCGAGTGAATTTTACGAAATGACTCTGCTAGCTTTTCGCCCTCTACACTTCCGGCGCAATACAGATACTCAAAGCCATTTGCGCTTGCCGTATGAGAATTAAAATGAAGTTCGATTACGCAATCAAACCCCCAAGACTGCTCAGCTAAATACGAGCAGGATTTGTGATACCCCTTGAATGGAGTCTCAGCAATTACCGTAGATGATATAGAACGCTCTGTAAGCTTCTCTCGTAGCTTTTCAGCCACGTATTGGTTGTAAGCCCACTCACTGACGTTACCTCGGCTCACAGCGCCTTTATCGCCCATTCTAGAGTGGCCCACACAAATCAATACCTTCTTAATCCTCGGCTTTGGTTTGCGCGAGAAAATAGCTATTAGCTTTTCAAATATTGATTTCATTTCTGTCCGGTAATTAATGCCCGTTGCCAGACATACTGACTATAATACTTTTGGCCGCGTCCTACTATCGAAACCTCTTGAAATGTATAAAGCCGGCCATCAGTCAGAGTTATCACCGGAGGATCGTAGCTGCTCGCGTTTAATTCTTTTTGAGAGCCGCTCAATCCGCAAGACGGAAGCAGCATCACCAACACTAGCCAGCTTATCAATCTCATCCTCCAGGTCATCAATATATCTTCTCAGTTTTAAGTTTGTGTAAGCGATATAGGCTTGTAGCGCTGCTGTTAATAGCTTCATTATTCGCCTTTTTTAAACCGCCGCCATTGGTTTATTAGGGAAAGTATTCCAATTAGAAGAGCTATTACTGCCGAGATAAACCCAACAGCCATTTCAAAGTAGTCAAAATAAGCCGAGATCGCTGACCATGAGCTGGCTATCATTCCGGTGATCGGGTGTGTCAAATGGTTGTTCATTATTCCAGCTCGTCTTCTGGCTCAGGCTTGATCGACAAAAACTCTAACTGAGTAAGCTCTTGGACGCCCTCGGACCCCTCAAGCATAGCGTCATCGTTGGATGTGAATCGCCAGCAGTCGATGGCTATAAGTCGTCCTGAGCCGTCGGTGGCTTCTGCCAAGCTTTCAACAGGTGGTAACCCAGTGAGCGTTGTTCTTTGCTTGTTAGGATAGCCCCTGTCAGAGTCTACGGCTGCAACAAGTCCCGTGTAGAGTTCGTCGGGTTGGACGACATAGTATCTGAAGCCAGTGTCAGCTCGGGATTGCTCAATGTCTGTGAGTGGTTCTTGTTGTTCGTCCATTAGTCTATCAGTTCAAGTTCGTCGAGCATCTCAAGGTCTTCTTCAACAGGCGGCTCCCAGCTCAATCGTTGGAGGTAGGTCTCAAGGTTAATCTCTTCGATGCCCTCTAGGTCAAAGTCGTCGGTTTCAAGGATGCCACTGCGTTTAACACAATACAACCTGTCGCTGTTGGTCTCCGGGTCTAAGAAAGTCTTATCCCACAGTGCTAACCACCGTTCAGTTCCGTTGCCGTCAGGTAGTGACCTAGCGGTGTTACCGGCGTCTGTGAGTTGCTCGTAGGAGTCCTGATTGCTGAACCTAAAGAATCGATGAGTTTCGTCTGTCATTACTTAAAGTGTTACGTCGTTAACAATGATGCTCCAGCCTTTGGACTTGAGAGATGTTACTGCGGTGTTCGTCGCGGCACTGAGTGAACCAGTGGCTACGTTGTAATCAATGTCGATGCCAGCGTCAGCCAAAGCAGAACCACCAGATGCTCCGGTAGTCGTTGCGTATTGGCCGGATGCGTCGATGGATGTCAGTATGTTCTCGACCGATTGAGCGGTGAGTGACGTGCAGCCTTGCCATGTGTTGTGAAACACCGTGTCAGCAATGCTTGATGGATTCCAAGCGCTAAACACGCCAGCACCAAAGTCAGTCAAAGAGCTACAATCTATCCAGCACCCGTTAAAACTTATGCTGTTAGGAAGAGTAGTGCTGAAGGAAGACAAATTGGTCTCGCGCCAAGTGCTTCTAAATTCAGTCGCTGTGAGGGTCTCAAGGTTAAAGCTAGTCAAGTTTGACCCAAACCATGAAAACCTACAATTCCCAGCACTTGGCAATGGTGTGCTAAACGAAGTAAGTCCACTAGACCGCCATGCTTCAGAAAAGTTCACATTGTTCGCCTCCGTGCCGAGCTTTGCGTCCGCCGGAAATGACGTTAGGGCCGAGCAGGATTGCCATGCGGACGAGAAGTTGGTGCAGAGCGGAGCTTGTATTGCAGGGAATGAACTTAGAGACGAATTGAAATAAAAAGCCTGCTCAAAAGTAATAGCGTTTGAGGTATCTATGAGCGGGAACGATTCAAGATTGGAGCATGATTTCCAAGCATATCTAAAACTTGTGACGCTTGATGTGTCTATGTGTTTAAACTCAACAATATCGTTTCTGATAAACCAATAGGTATATAAATTAGAAACAGTAACACCATCAGCCGCACCTCGGTCAATCAAGAGCTTGCGAGCTTCATCAATGTCTTTGCCAGTGGCACTCTCTGGCAACAAGATGATTCCATAAAGGTCTCCGACTGACCTTACGGCTCCAGCGTTACCCAAAAGGTTTAGCTCAGTGACCGCATTGGCATTCACGCGATACGCAAAGGTTCCAAGGCTCGTGCCTACGACCTGCCAGCCAGCTTGGGTTACTTGTGGAATATCTAGGTGGTCGCTGTTGTCTGCGAAGGTAACAACATAGCCGTCAGACACTGGTTGGTCGTTAGCGGTGGCCTGTGTTAAATATCGGTCAGAGTCCCCAAAGTCGCTGCCTACGATACGTCCGTTCCACGAGGATGAGCCTGTTGTTATCGCTCCGACTGGGGCCTTGGTGGCATCGTAGAAGTAATACCCAAAGCCGTCCTTTAGGTCGAACACGTTGTTCCTATTATTAATATAATTACGAACGTCGTCAGCTTGGGCGTCGGTGATTGACGCAGGGAAAACGGCAAGGAACTCTAAGTCTAGCGCGGGGTTAGTTCCGTCAAAGTTATCAGCCGCAATAACAAATTCTTCAGCGTTTAAAACTCCCGAAAATGTGGTTGTCCCGTTGTCTGCATTAGCGTTATTAACTTTGCTGATTTGAGAGCCATCTTGCATTTTTCCTTCAAGCATGATGTCGCCCAAAGACGAATCAAAAACATCTTGATGGATTATTGCGCTGCCATTATTGTTATATTTGACGCGAATATTATTAGCTGATGATGGGCCTCTGAAAAAAGTAAAACTACCAAGTCCTCCAGATTGTTGTCCGGTAGAAGTGACGTCAAGAATGTGACCGTAACTTTCACCACCATCACCAAGCACACTGAAAGCTGCGAACATGTAACCGTCAGTAATCGTCTGGTTCAACAGACCGTCCATGAAGTCATCAGCACCATCGAACCGCAAGACACTCTTCTTGATAACCGTGGCTGGGTCGTTGCCGGCTTGGTTGATTGTTACCGGACCGCCGACACTTGCTTGGAACTTGGTGTCGCCGTGGCGAATGCTCGTTGACCCGTTGAAATCACAATCGAAGACGACCGCATTGTTGACCGTGAGCTTGGCCTTTTGAATCGCGTAGTTGCCAGAGTGGCCTAGGTTGTTTTGCTGTGCTAATTGTAGGGGGTGAGTTATTGAAGCGGACTGATTTGACCCTGTTGAAACTGTAACTAAACTTTGTGAATTTAGCTCTACATAAAGCGCACTTCCGTTAAAGCCATATTTTAAATTAAACGGCGTATTTAATGGAACTACTCCGTAATTAGATTTTGAACTTACATCTCCCCTACTGAAAACCCTAACTCTTCCGTCGGCATAAAACAATGAACCAAATCCACTTGTCCAAACCCCACCACCCATCGGAACTACATAATCACCAAACTGAGTAATCACCATGTCCACCTCAGCTTCCCAAGTCTCGTCGGCTCCAATGGTAACACTCGGACCTTCAGCGTAGTTTCCTGAGGCGTCAGGAATGTAAAGATAACCACCAAGGTCACCCGCTGGATTCTTGATGAGCGGCAACGCTTTAGGCTGGTT